CATCAACCATATATAGTAAACCATTAGCATCCTCATGTGTTATGTAGTCATGCCTGTGGGTAGACTCTAGGATTGTACCATCAGGTGTTCTGATTGCATTATACACTAACTGTCTGTCACTCATACTCTTCTCCCCTACTACACTTTAATGTACATAAAACTGCAAACATACGACACTTTTATGCACCATAGTGTAACCTTTGTGTTACTTTATCCCCATATAGGGGAACTTATGTATACTATTGTGTACATTGTACAACATCAGAAACTAATGACACGGGAAAGCAAACGAATGCCTAGTGTCATGTGCTGCGTTATGCACAGCATCCATAGGTAAGAAACCTACACCAAACATGATGATAGCTCCTAGCATAAAGGCTCCCATGATCTGTACCTTAGTACTTGCAAAGATATTATCTGTTGGTTGTATGTGTACTGTTGTTTCTAGGTTACGCATCAACTAAAGCCTCCCAAGACACCGGATACAACGGACGTATCACATCATCAACCATCTTGGCTAACTCCTGTATCTCTACCTGAGCATGTGGGTCAGTTCGTTGTTTAACCATACGAGCGAAGGCTGCTAGTGAGCCAGTGATGTAGTACGAGGTGTACATGGATTGAGGTAAGACCATACGGGCTTGCTCTGGGGCTACTCCTGCTTTGAGCAAGTCCTCATACAACCACGTACAGCCTTTAAGCATTTCTGCATAACCTTCCTTACAAGTAATCTTAATAGACCCATCTGTGGAGGCTTGTACATACTCAATTTCACCTGAACCACTACCCTGCTTAACACTACCTTCAGGACGACTACGCCACACTTCAGGAACATAGAACTCAGGGGTATCATCAACATACCTACGACTCACCTCATTACGAGTGAAGCCTACAATGTGCTTGAACTCCTGACGTGCCACAAAGATAGGGACTGTGTAGCGCATGGTAATCTGTGGGTGACTGAAGGGTGTCCAGTGACCATGCTTGGCTAGATAACTAATGAGCTTCTTGTCCTTGTCAGACAGGTAAGACTCCTTATCAAAGTCCTCATGTCCCCATACGTCATTCTCACCTACAGACTCCTTATCAAAGCTAACCCGTGCTGCATTCACTACAGTCAGGTCGTCACCCATGTGACTTATGTATTCAGCTTTCATTCTTTAGTACCTCTGCAATCCCATGTCTCTACTGAAGCACTTGGGCTAATCCCAAGCTTAACACGATCCTTAAGCTTAACTTCTTCTTTCTTAGGTTTACCAAAGATCAGATCATAATTATCACGAAACTTTTCATTTGTTTTCTTACTCACTAAAGAGTCTCCTGTTATGTCGTTTTTAGTAACCATGCTAGTCCTCCCAGACTGTACCGCATTGAGCCATCTGTATTGCTGTGTTCAAGTCACAATTGTAACCTTCCATAATGATTTCAAAGTGCTTCATGAATAACATTAACATTCTCCCATGCACCTCTAAAGATGTCAATATAAGCAGAGTCTGCCTTGGTGGCTCCCATGACAGCACCTACAACCTCACCGTCTACATCATAACGAACTAACAAAGGAATACCTCGGAAGCCTAACTTAATAACCTCTTCACGATTCTCTGGTTCGTTAACACTAGCTTCTTGGTACCATCCTGTGTCAATCCCTAAACCTTCTAAGCGGCCCTTAAGAGTTACACATGCAGGACAACTAGGCCCACTAAACAGTTTTACTGTAGTCATACTGGTACTCTCCTGTGCGAATCATGTTTGATAGTTCAACTGCTCGGTCACCTACTTGGGTAGCCCATTTGCTATCTAAGAACTCGTCTGCTGCTTTGTTGTAGTCTTCAGCCTTAAGAGCGTTTAAAGCTTTCTTAAACTTCAGTAAGCGTGGCAGGCCTAAGTTAAAGCATATGTCTACCAGAGCATCAAAACGTGTTGGAGTCAGTGAATCAATCCATGAGAATGTACTATACAGTTCTTCCTCACATCGGTCAATATCATTATACAACAAAAAGTCAATCTCTTTATCACTCAACCCTAAACCATCCTTGGCGTCTATGTTTCGACCTACACCTATAGTTACTTTACCTACTGTGTCCACATAAGCGTGTGTCTCGACTCCTTCGTGTTTCTTTAGCATTTCAATCAAGTACATTAGCAGTTACCCTCAGATAGTTCTTCAATTTCAATGAGCATATCAATCGTATGCTTTGCTTTAGTCAAGTCCTGCAACGGTGTACCCTTGTCCTTATAGCGTGACACATACTTAATGATAGTGTGTTGACAAGCGTTAAGGCCATTAGCCATTGAGTACTCCATAGGCTGTATGTTCATGTTGGTGTAATGGTCACCACCTATCTGTGTGCTCATGGTATCAAACATTCTCAGTGTCCTCTTGAGTAAATAAATCTATATTCTTCATTAACTGATCTTCAAAGCGATCCAGTAGCTGCTCACTAGTAATCCCTAAGATTTCCAGTAGCATATCAGGATCAAACTCACGTAAGATATTCTCTTTTAACTCTTCAAAGGTGCTAGACATTTTAAATGCTCCAGTAACTCAGGTACAGTACGCATAGTGAAGTGAGCTAAACCTTCCTTCTCACACCATTGTCCTAAAGTCATCTTAGAACCCTTACGTAATCGTTTGTTTGAATCTGAGAATAGAAAGATCAATGGTCGATCAATTTCATCTCGGATAGCCTTATACTTCTGTGTATCTCCAACCCTAAAGAAACCTTTACATTCAATCATAGCACCTGTACGTTCACAGATGAAGTCAGGTATGTATTTCTTATTGATAATGTAAGGAATCCTATAAGGTTCATATAAGAACTTCTCACTGGCTACAGCATCACTGAAAGCACTCTCTAGTCCTGACCTAAACTTAGGCCCCGCTGATATCTTCATCAGTTTCCTCCATATCTTTCTCAGTAACATTAAATACCTCGTCAATAGTTAAGCGTCTGAAGTCATCCCAGTTACGCCTCATATACACCAGATTAAAACAGGTTTCCATGTCGTACTCCCAATCTTCAGTGTCCGTAGCTTCTTTCCATGCTTTAGTCACTACAGCTAGCATCTCCTCGCTTGTGTGAGCGTCAGCAAGTAGCTTCTCAGCAGTCTTAGGCCCTACACCCTTAATACCTTTGATGTTGTCTGTAGAATCTCCTGTAAGCATTTGTGTGCATAACTTAAGCCATCCTTCATCGTCATCAATGTAGTACACTGGTGTCCTCTTACCGAAGTTATAGTGCCACCCTGTGACCATATCAATGTCTTTATCAATATGAGCAATAACAAAAGAATCTTTATCAGGTTCTTCATCAGCCCATATAGACACCACATCATCAGCCTCACAGTTGTCTGACTTAAAGTGACCTAAGCTATAGGCATGTTTATCTATCGCTTTACGCCTCTTCACTAACGCTTCGTCAATCAGTGCTGGCTTTTTAGCTCTATGTCCTTTATAGTCTCCAGCTATGTCATAACGAAAGTTACCTTTACCTCGTAAGGCTACTACTACTTCATCGCTGTTAGTGTCCCATTGGATATCCTCTATGGCTTTCTCATAAGACTTCTTAGCTTCTCTAACTGATGAAGACTTGTAAGCTATCTTATAGATAATCGAATCAGCATCGATAAAACATTTCTTAAACTTCATTCTGTTCTCTCCGTAAGCGTCCGTGTTCTATCTTATGGCAATTAGAGCATAGTAGTAAACACTTAGCGGCTTCCGCATGTAGTTTTTCAGGTGAACCTGTTATAAAATAAGAGACTGTCCTCACTTTAGTTGCTGGGTTTATATGGTGATATTCGTATATCTCAGGGTGTTCTAAGTCCCTTAAACCACAATGTTCACATTTACCGCCTTGGCGCTCAAATAAAGCCGCAGCTCTTTCAGTATATAACTTCTTCTGGTAGTTTGACCAACAGGCCCTACACCAATGGTTTAAGCAATCAAGGCTTTTAACATTACGTGTAAAATCGCTTAAAGGTTTGTCTATCTTACATTTAGTACATACCTTATGTGTCATAGTTCTCCTAGTGGGTCTCAGCCCAACTGTCTCCTACGTGATAGTCACCAGCCAAGGGACACCTTAGCTTAAACTG